TTAAATTATGTGTAACTAATTCTTGGCTAACTGTTAAACATTTAGAAATGTATCTTGTACCGATTTCTAATCTGTTACATAAGTGGTTTAAAGAATTATCATTCATTTGATAATATTGTCCACCCGCATAATGTAAATCGGGATAGACTACTCTATCATTTTGACTTACATCTAACGATCTTAAATCAACAATAACATCTTTTTTAAATTCGACATCATTGTTAATCCTTTTTAACATGCTTCTTACTTCTTGTCCTTTTTTCATTTTCATTCCTTTAGTTATAATTGATGTGGCTGACATCATCAGTACTTACCGACCAAGATAAGTAGAGGCGGGAAATGATCCGCCTTTCGTCTTACATCATTAAATAATCTATCGTCCATTTGAAACCGCCTAAAAAAAAATAATCAAAGATCAAAGCGATAGTTACATACTCTAAAGCGTCTAATATTTTTTTCATGATTATTTATTTATTTTGATTATTCTTGTATCGTGTTCATCAAAATCAATTTCAAAAGGTACGTACCAAATTTTATCTTCTACATTTGGAGTAACGTCTTTTCCGTTTGAAACTTTTTTCGTTAAAGATATTTTGTAACAAGAATAATATTTCCCGTCACATTTACCTTTATCAAGAACTTTACCCTCGATGTAACAAGCCTTTAAATGTTCTCTCGGCATAAAGTCGTTTGCTCTTATTATATCTCCAACTTGAGCAACATCTTCAAACATAAGTTTATTCATTTTTTTCTCCTAGTTATAGTTTTTCGTATTTAAGCTAACATCATCAGTGCAACTTGCTTAAGGTTGCAGAAACTAATTTCTAACAATCTAGATCGTAGGTCTTAACACACACTCTCTGAGGATCCCCGTTGATTAATGCCCGAAACTCATGCAAGGTCAAAACTTAGAATTAACGCCAACGGCTCTGAATCAGTTTTTATATGTTTAAAAAGTCGAGTACCGATTTAACATAGACTTATTAAACAAGACTATGACTGATTTGCCAAAAATCGCAAAACCTTTTATTTCTAGCAAATACTAGCGTTTTAGTAAAAAAATAATAAATTATTCAAAGTTTTTGACGATTCAAAACACTCTTATTACGATATATAGACTTATATGTTCAAATCGGTTAAAAAAGTTGTGAGTGATTTTTTTTCATTTTCGCTCTCTCTAGTTATATGGGGTGGGTTTTTACCGATTTCCCACCCCTTAACCTCAAAGGAAAATCATGGATAAAAGATTTAAGATAGCTTCAATGCTTGTTGCTTATCGTTATGCAAAAGGCAAAACTCAAATGCAGATTGCAAAAATATTAAACGTAACTTTTCAACAAGTACAAAAATTTGAAAAAACAATTAATAAAATTGATGCAATAAAATTATTAGTATTTTGTGAGGCGTTGGATATTCCGTTAAATCAATTTCAAATCGGAGATCCATATCAAGTTATAGATGGTGCGGATATTTCAATTCTCATGAAAGAAAAAGCAATGTCAAAGATTGACGAACTAGAGGAGAAATATAATGATAAAAGTAGAAGTGAAAAAAATATGGTTGGGGAAAGTATCAGTCCGAGAGCATATTTATAAAAAAGCTTTAAGGAAAAAAGAATCGCTAGGTATTACATACGGTAACGAATACATGTTTATACCTTACGATAAATTAAAAACTGCTAAAATTTTTACTGATCAAAGTTTTAAAAGTAAGTTTGACGGTAAAGAATATAGACTTGTAGATTTTGAATGGAAGCCTTATAAAGAAGAAAATACAAATCAAAGGAGTTTATTATGAGTGGCGAAGATTTTTTAGACATTCCTAAAACTGATGAAACTCAACAATCTACACCTGAAGAACAATATTTTTCAAGATCAAAAAATACTTGGTTGTATGTTTCTGATATGTCAGATATGCACGTTCGTAGGGCTTTCAAAAGATTATTGAGAATGATTAGATTAGGTCAGTTGATAGAACTTTCTGACTATGATGGAAATAGTGGGAGTAGTTTTGTTAAAAATGAATTAGATTCAATCATACATCATTGTGAAAAAATCAAACAAAAAATTTCAGAATGAAGTTGTTAGTTATTTAGAGTTTAAACTTAATAAGGAACTTAACTATGAAGATACTTTTGGAAAAGATGAAAAAATTCAAGAAGAATATAAAAAATATGTCGAGAAAGTTCAGAAAGAAAAAAGTTAGTGGTTATTATTATGATGGAGAGAAGCTAATTACTTTATATGAAGAAAAAAGATAAAGAAAGATTTGATAAACTAAAAAGAATCGGTTGTATAGCTTGTCATAAAAAAGGTAGATTTACTGATCCTGTTATACATCATATTCGAAAACATACAGGTTTATCATTAAGACCAAAACATACTGAAACAATTCCTTTGTGTCCATTTCATCACAATATGGGAAACGCTTCAGTACATTTAAATAAGAAACTGTTTAATCATCTGTTCGGTACAGAAGATGAACTTTTAAAATTAACCAATATAAAAATCGAAGAACTAGAAAGAGAGAGTATATTTTATGGAAAAGGAGATTAACAAATTTCACGCCTTGCAATTATTCACAGATACATTTGCGGCTGAAACAGTTCATTTAACAAATAGTCAAATAGGTATTTATATTCGATTACTTTGTTTTGCTTGGACTAAAAACGCTAAACCATTTACAACTGAATCTGCTTTTAGAATATGTCAATGTCGTACTGATGATTGCCATATAGAAGTTTATGAAATTCTTGAGGAATTTTTTAAGGTTGAACGTGAATGTGATGATAGAAATAAAAAAACTTGGACACACAAAAGATTAGTTCAAGAACATAACTATCTTATTAATAAGTATAAAAGACGATCTGAAGCGGGTAAAAAAGGTGGTCTAGCAAAACGTGATAATGCTACAAGCAAAAACGTAGCACCTATACCTAGTCCTAGTCCTATACCTAATAATAATATATATGAACCAGCATTTGAAAAGCTTTGGAGTTTGCTTAACAAGAAAAAAGGCTCAAAATTTAAAGCACACCAACTTTTTCAAAAACTTTGGATATATTTTGAAAACGATCTAGAAGATGTTGCTAGAATCTATAACAACCAAATCAAAGGTATAGAAGATGACAAATTTGTGCCACATTTCAGCACTTGGCTATCTCAAAGAAGGTGGGAAATAGAAGATAATAACGAGGACGCAATAAAATCAATAACCCAAAGGCTTATTAATCTTGGCTATACTCATAATGGTAGAGATAAAAACTATGAAAGATTTAGCAAAGATGGTAAGAAGTATAAAATAGATATTAATGATGAAAAAAATATGATAATTCCTGACGAATGAATTTAGATCGTATTCGTTATGGTAGAAGTATCATAAAGGTTGAGTTCAAAAAACTTAAAAATTATGACGGTTATTTTGAAACCAAAAAACATTTACTTGTTATTGACAAAACCATTAAAGGCGTTAAATTATTTAATACAGTAATTCATGAACTTTTTCATATCATCATTTACTTTGAAAAAATTAACGTCAATCACAAAGGCGAGGAAACTATCGCAATCGCTGTTGGTAATGGTTTTACCAAAATATTTAAACAAAACCCTAAACTTTTTAAAAAACTTACTAAATTAATATGAGGAGATAATGAACATTGAAGAAATAGATATTAACGAAATCAAACCTTATAAAAACAATCCTAGAGAAATACCTATTGAAGCGGTTGAAAAAGTCATGAAGTCTATCAAAGAGTTCGGAAATAATCAACCTATCGTTTTAGATCAAGATAATGTTATAGTGGTCGGTCATACTCGTTGGAAAGCACTTAAAAATTTAGGCAAGAATAAGGCGTTTGTTTTAAAAAGAAATTTTTCTAAACAAGAAGCTACTGCCTACCGTATCATGGACAACAGATCTGGCGATGAATCTAAATGGGAAAAGGATTTATTAAAACAAGAACTGTTAGCGTTACAAGATGCAAACTTTGATATTGATCTTACAGGTTTAGGCTTTGATGAAATACAAAATTTTACAGAAGAAAAATTAGAGTTCAAACCTACTAACGATTTAAAAACAGATATTAATCTTGATGATATTCAAGCACCTACTTCAACTGTTAAGATGGTGCAATTATTTCTTGATACAGAAACTGAACAAAAATTTAAACAAATGATCAAAGAATTACAAGTTGAATATAACAAAGATAATTTAACTGATACTGTTTTCGCTGTTGTTGAACGTGAATATAAAAATTATAAGAATGAATTAATTGGTGCAAAATGAACATAATCCACGTTAAGCCTATATTATCAGATGAAGAAGTAAAAAAATTAGAAGGTACTTTTTTAGATGAAAGCCACATAAAACATTTAGTTTCAGAAGATACTATGGTTTATAATGAAAAAGGAGAGCCGTTAGTAGTTTTCAGAAAAAATTGTATTCCAAGTAATGTTGCAGAAAAAGCATATCCTGTTTTAAAAAAAGCTATTGGCAAAACAAGTAATAGAGCAAAAGCGGGTGGAAACTTTAATATTCAAGTTGGAGATATAGTTGATGGAAGCGTAGTAGGTAAAGTTTTAGGCGGTAATAGATTTCTACCTTTAAAAAAAGATGGAACTCTTTCTAATTCCCCAAAAGCTAGAAACGTATATTCAAGCATAATTGGTTATGCTGATAGATACCCAAGAATACCTTATTGCCGTCAAACAGCTTTTACTGAAAAACATTTTAACACTTATAAAAACGCATTACCCTATATTCAAAGTATCTCTAAAGTTTTTGAAGAATCTTTACCAGAAAGATTTGCTAATCAAAAAAAACAATGGGATAAAACAAGTAAAGATTTTAAAATACACAATACAGTTTTTACTACCGTTACAGTAAATAAAAATTTCAGAACTGCCGCACATTATGATAAAGGAGATTTGCACGATGGTTTTGGAAATTTAGCCGTGTTACAAACAGGGGATTATAAAGGTGCTTATACAGTTATTCCTAAATATGGGGTTGCTGTTAATGTTAGAAGCTGTGATGTAGCTTTATTTGATGTCCACGAATTACACGGTAACACAGAAACTAAATCAAACCAACCATACGAAAGAATATCTGTTATTTGTTATTACAGGGAAAAGATGATTGAGTGTGGAACAGCACAGGAAGAACTAAAAAGGATTAAACATGCTAGATAATTTTATATATAGAAAAAATACAACTGACGAGAATGTAATTAAAGAAATTATAACAAAAGAAGCTTACAGAAAAAAGAAGCTTAACTTTGCCGTAGAATCTAATGATGTATGGCTTGACGGTGGTGCGCACATAGGAGTATTTGGATTATATGCGGCTACAAAAGGTGCAAAGAAAGTTTATTGCTACGAGCCAGAAACAGAAAATTACCAAATATTACAACAAAACGCTACAATGATTAACTCAAAATATCCTACTAGTTTAGAATGTTTCCAATATGCGGTTAATCAAACAGGTGGAACAGGGCAGTTCACAATCGCACCTAACACTTGGCGACATTCTTTAGTTTCACACTATAAGAAAAAGTTACCTACAGTTGAAATTAAGTGCATCAAGTTTGATGAAATATTAACAAGACACCCAGATTTAAACGCTATTAAGTTAGATATTGAGGGATCAGAATTAGAAATATTTGATAACGAACACAATTTCGCCAACATTAACAAACTTGTATTTGAATATTCATTTACTAAAGACAGATTAATGGACAACTTCTTTAAAAGAATGGACAGGCTATCAAAACACTTTTTTGTAGATATTCAACCAAGTTACTATAACCAAAAACATCAAGGTAAAGAGGGTTATTGGGGTGGATTTATTGATACAATCATATATTGTATGAGAAAGTAAAAATGGACAAAACTATGGCAAGACCAATGAAACAAGTAGACGAGCAAACTATCCAAAAATTGGCTCAACTGCACTGTACATATGATGAAATTGCTTCTTTCGTAGGTGTGTCTACAAAGACCTTACAACGTAATTATGTCCACCTCATTAAAAAGGGTAGAGAAACGGGCAATATAAGTTTAAGACGTGCACAGTTTGAAAAAGCTTTAAGCGGTAATGTTGTTATGCAAATATGGTTAGGGAAACAACATCTTGACCAACGAGATA